AATATTATAACGGATGGCCGCCACGTGTGCGATGAGGATTGAGAGTTCTATTGGGGGTTCTAGTATAAATAAGACCCCAAACCCCAATTGCCAGAGCAAGTTTTGAGAGACCCCAATCGGTGCTAAGCTTCTTATTACAAAAATGCCATCCGAACCACGTCGTTTTAGAGTTAACTGTAGGAATTTTTTCCTTACTTATCCTAAATGCTCTCTCTCCAAAGAAGAGGCACTTTCCCAATTACTTGCTCTTGAAACACCAACCAATAAAAAATTCATTCGTGTCTCGAGAGAACTACACGAAGATGGGCAACCTCACCTCCATGTGCTCATCCAATTCGAAGGCAAATACAATTGCCAAAATAACAGATTCTTCGACCTCGTCTCCACAACTAGGTCAACACATTTCCATCCGAACATTCAGGGAGCTAAGAGCTCTTCAGACGTCAAGACCTATGTGGAGAAAGACGGAGACTTCATTGATCATGGAATTTTCCAAATCGACGGCAGATCTGCTAGAGGAGGTCAGCAATCTGCCAACGACACGTATGCCAAGGTCCTCAATTCAGGATCAGTCATGGAGGCCCTCAATATACTGAGAGAGGAACAACCCAAAGATTTTGTCCTTCAACATCATAATATCCGTTCAAATTTAGAACGCATTTTTCAAAAGGCTCCAGAACCGTTTGTTCCTCCGTTTCCCCTCTCCTCATTCACTCTTGTTCCAGAGGAGATGCAAGAGTGGGCTGATTCATATTTTGGGCTTGATGCCGCTGCGCGGCCTGAACGAGCTATTAGTATTATCATCGAGGGTGATAGTCGAACGGGGAAGACAATGTGGGCTCGTTCATTAGGAGTCCATAATTATCTTAGTGGACACTTGGATTTCAATTCCAGGGTTTATTCAAATGACGTGGAATATAACGTCATTGATGACATTAGCCCACATTATCTGAAAATGAAGCACTGGAAGGAACTCATTGGGGCCCAAAGGGACTGGCAGTCCAACTGTAAATACGGAAAGCCAGTTCAAATTAAAGGTGGAGTTCCTTCAATCGTGCTCTGTAATCCAGGGGAAGGGTCCAGCTATAAAGACTTCCTCGACAAAGAGGAAAACGCATCACTTAGAAATTGGACCCTTCGAAATGCGCAATTCGTCTTCCTCAACTCCCCCCTCTATCAAACCACAACACAGAATCGCCAAGAAGAGAGCGGTTAGACGACGACGAATTGATTGCGAGTGCGGGTGCACCATTTACGTACACATCGACTGCAGAGATCATGGATTCACGCACAGGGGAAATCATCACTGCGCCTCAGGCAGAGAATGGCGCATTTATCTGGGAGATACCAAATCCCCTTTATTTCAAGATCACACACGTGGAGGACCTTCTGTACACCAACACCAGAGTGTATCACATACAAATCAGGTTCAACCACAACCTGAGGAAAGCACTGGATCTCCACAGGTGCTTCTTGAACTTCCAGGTCTGGACCAGATATCTGACAGCTTCTGGGACGACTTATTTAAATAGATTTCGATATTTAGTAAATATGTACTTAGATCAAGTAGGTGTCATTTCAATTAATTTTGTAATTAGAGCTGTCAGATTCGCAACAGACAGATTCTATGTCAATCATGTACTCGAAAATCATTCAATAAAATATAAACTTTATTAATTTGTTATCGCATCATAAAAATAGATCCGAATTTTAAGAGTCGCATATACAGGATTCGATGCATGAGTACACGCCATATACAATAGGAGGGCGTTCTCCGTATGATTTTCGTATTTGCCAGCTTCTTGGTTATTGTACACCACATGATTATTGACCTTCCAAAAGCGCTTGACAGCGGCTTGCTCGTTGCTGGCGTATTGTCCACCTGTCACTTTGGCATTGAACTTGTGCATGACCTGGAAACGATCCCGAAGATCGTTCTTAACAGTCGCCGTCGTAGGCTCATTATCGAACATATTGAACACCTGGCCAAAGTCCATCGGGGTTCCATATGGTCGTCTGTCTCTAACCAACCAGAACATGACTATATTGGTGTGGTTCTTTAACTTGATGTTGTCGTCCATCCAAACTTTCCCCAATATATACACAGACTTAACACAGAACCGCTTACCTACACGGTGGGTAATCCCATTACCCCGTGTCACATCAGAAATACACAACACCTTACCAACATGGGAGACATCATGGCGGGATTCAAACGACTGGACCTTACAAGGCCCTTCACAACCATACGGCACATCGGGTGTCCTGAGCACCTTGTATATCCTGGGCTTCTTGTACATGGGCCTATTGACCCAAGCCGCGGACCTGTTGAACTTCCGCACAATTGGGCTAGTAAAAGCCATGCCTCCACGTGGGGACGAACTGACACCGCGGCTAACCTTTGAGGTCCCCGCCATTAAACGCCATGGAGCATCCCGCTTAGGCATTTTGAATTAACCTGACGAGTCACCATCATACTTGTCGCTTTATATCAACTTAGCGGCCAAGTTGTTCAAAATATCTTAACTTTGAATGTCTGTCATGATTGGTCAAACATATTTGTCGTATTATCCATTGGGACCACTAAGAAAGCGACAACTCATCATAGTGGCCGACATTGCGCCACGGATTGCGGGAGCGGGTCGGGAGCGGGAGGGGCGCGGCCATCCGGT